TGCGACTGCGGGCTCATGTGATCTTTCCTCCGAGTTTGAAAAACAGAAAGTGCAAATATCGATGCTGTTTCGGCGTCCGTGCCATCGGTGTTGCGGAAGGCGCCGGTGCCGTGCTGCTTGCTTTCCGCCGCTTTCACGCCCTCGGCGTAGCCAATGGCGTGCGCGTTCTCGATCTCGCTACGAATTCTCTGCTTGTCAGCGTCGCTCAGGCCGCTGCCGTTTGCGTTCTCGACGTGATCGGCGAGCGTATGAAAGCTATAGCCGTGGGATTCCAACAAGCGCGCGATGGCACACAGTGCAGCAAAGGCCTCGCCCCGACTGTTGGAGGCCAGCAGGCGGATCGTTTTGCCGAGCTTGGCGGCGAGCGCGTGTGGGAGCGCCATGGCTCATATCCTCACTTACCGTGCTCCCGTCGTATCCTGCGCTTGTCGAGTAAGTTCTGAAGCGGTTGACGTGTGACCCAGTCCTGCTCACAGAAGGGATTGCAAAAATGCATCGGAAGATCCGCAGGTGCGTCTTCCAGGCTTTTGAATGTAAGCTCGCAATTCCAGCAATACGGGCCGTCACCATGGGCGATAGCCTCTCGGTAGCTGAGAGGGTCGCCAGGCTTGTGCTGCTTGCTAGCGTCGGGGTTCATGATCATCTCCAGCATCGTTCGCGATGGGCGCACACTTTGCAGTGCCAATCCTCGGGATCGTCGTAGGCGCGCGGGAGCAATTCACCGGCACGCGTCGCCTCGATGATGTTGGCCGCGCGGTCGGACCACATCTGCGCGCGCTCGGCGTTGAATGGCACGAGGAAGTGCAGCCACTCGCAAGTGTCCGCGTTCGTCACCGTGAACAGTGCGGGATTGGTGACGTCGAGGTAGGCTTGATAGAGTGAGATCTGCGCGGCGTATTGCGGAAAGGTTTTCTCAAGCCCGTCGCGCTCGACCGCGCGCCAGTTCTTGGCGTTGACAGCCTTGTGCTCCCAGATCAGCGGATAGATCAGATAAGCGCCCGGCAAGTCGGGGCCATGAATGATGATCCCATCGGCGTGGCCGCGTAGCGCGCCATCCGCGGCGGTGAAGGCTAGCGCCTCGGGCGGTGCAAACTTGAAGCCGGCGGCGACGAGATGTCGGCGTGCGCGGTCCTCGAAGTAATGTCCGCGGTCGAAGATCTCGCGCGTCCTGGCCGCGAGCACAGGCTTGCACCACCAGTCGTACTGAATGCGGCGCGCGCATTCGTGCCCGATGATCGAGGCGCCCAGATAGGGGCGTGGCAGCTCCGCTGCCGTCGCCGCGGCGCGTTCGATTGCGTCATTGACGGCGCCATTGATCGGCTCGAGCGATAAGCTGGCGCGGTTAAGATTGAGCATCAGAAGATCCCATGATGCGCGTGCAAAAACCGAGCCCTGATTTGCAGAGCGCGGTGCAGGCGACGTCACCCATCCCGATGAGCGTCACACCGTGACCGGGCGCGGTGCCGATAGATCCATCCGGTCGGATAAATTTCGTCTTGCCCTTCGGAAAAAGCAGGAGTTCGGCGCGTGGCACGACGTGCTGATGAAACCAGCCGCTCGACGTGTAGGCGCGTACGATGGCGATGCCGTCGGCGTGGTCGAGAAATTTGACCAGCCAAGGCACATGACCGTTCCTCCCGCCAAAAGGCGGATTCATGAACACGAGGCCGTGCCAAGGCTGGCGCAATCCGTCGTCTTCGATCGTATAGATCCGCTTCGCCGGCACCCAATGTCCGGGGCCGGGCGAACAAGGATCCAAGTCGAAGACAAGGCCGAGCGCCTTGAATATCTCCGGCGGCGTCCACCAATCGTCGCTTGCGCCAATTGACGGCTCGTGCTCGGCCATAACCAATCCCCTTAAAGACCGATTTCGTCGTTCCATTCGTCGGCGGTCATCAATGGTCCGCCAGCCGCGGCGTTGGCCTGGCGCGCAATCATGCTCGCACTCGATTTCCGGCTAATACCTTTGTCGCTTTGATCACGTGCAATCATTGCTTTGCGGATTAACCGCATAGCCTTAAGCAGAAACTCGATCATGGTTTCCTTCGGCCACTCAGTGAGCGGCTTGGCCCAATCGAAGGTGTCCGCGCAGGCGTCGGCTAACTCGGGCAAAATCGCCGCCACCGCGCCGGCGTCCCACGGTTCCGGATCGAGCGCGGTCATGCGGATGGTGCGCTCAGTGTCTAGCTGCTCGACCGTCGCCTGCTCGGCGCGGACACGGATCCAGCCAAACAGGATTGCAGCGACAATCCAGCCCCATTCGACATCACCCAAGCGCCCGACCGGCGTGCCGGGGGGAATGGGGCCGTCGAGCTGGACGACCCCACGCGCAGCCGCAATGGCGACAGCGGTAGCGTCCCGCTGCCACTGATCTTCGAGCACGGACAGCGAGACCTGTCCGATGGCGCGGGCTTTTTTCACGACGCCCACCCCGGTCGCACAATGGGTGACGCAGTCTCGGCGGGCGCGGCTTGAGTTCCACTGCCTCCGCCGTTGAATGGGGGCGGCTGCTCGACCGGCTTCCAGTCTTTCTTGTCCGGCGTGATCACCGCCGCGAGGACGTTCTTATCGGGCCAGTTCTCGCCCGTGAATTCGCCCGTCGTCTTGTCCTTCTTCGGCCCGCCCTTCTCGACGCCGACCTTACCCGGGAAGGTCATGCCCTCGAACCGCTTCAGGCTGACCGTGCGAGCGGCACGCGCCTGCGGCGAGATGTCGTCGGGCTTGAGCCCGAGCGCACTGTCGAGAATGGCCCGCAGCTTGCTGCGGCTAATTTTCGCAGCTTCGGCGTGCCCGTCGGTGGTGCCTTCCAGGAGCAAGTTTTCAAAGACTTTGCGCCCCTTGTACGCGCCATCGGCGAGGGTGAATTCGCAGACGAGCATTTCAGCGTCGCCCTTCGACGTGCGCGTCAGCATGCCGTCCTCGCCGACTCCACCGGAGCGAATGTGAAGGACCAGCGTTGCGATGGTGTCGCGCGGGATCAGCTCCATGGTATCGCGCGGCGGCGGGGCTTCGGTGTAGTCATAGGGGCACATCTTTCAATCTCCTCTTTTAAGTTTGAGCGGACTGCTCGGGTGAAACCACGGTGAAGGGCTTGCGCTGGCCGGGGCCGGTCAGCTTCTCGATCAGCGCGCCCAAGTTCGGCGGCTCAAGCTGCTCGAGCCTTCCGGAACGATCTTTGGCGGGATAACCAAACGGATTCGGGTTTGTGCACACGAACGCGCGGAGTGGCTTGCGGTCGCCGAAGTCGACCCATTGCATGGTGACAATCTCGTCGACAATCGCCGGCAACTCGCGGCCAGTTTTCGCCCCCTCGATCTGCGGTTCCCAGGTTGAGATCTTGGTAAGATCGTCAACGTGCCTTTCCAGCACGGCTACGAGGACGACGGTGCGCTCGCGGGCATGCTGCAGCTGGCCTAACCAACCGATCAAGCTGCGGGCGTGCAGCCCGTAGATCGCGCGCAAATCTTTGCGGCCGCGGTCGCTGAATGCCTCGGGCTGCTGCTCCGCCCAGCCGAAACAGAGCCGGCCGGCCGCGGTGAGGCTATCGACGAACAATAGGGAGAACGACGATCCAAGCCGCGCGAGCTCGGGGTTCTTCATGACCTCATTGAAATGCGCTTCCGAATAGACGGCGCTCGCCGGCAATGCCGGATTGAACCCGCCAAGGGCACAGGCGAGGTCGCGGCATTCGGGCCATGTGCGCGGGCGCACGCTGGCGACCGCGAGGTCTGACACGGCGATGTCGCCGGCCTCGACATCAACGAACAGCGTCGATGCCAGCAGCCCCGCACCGATGATGCGCAATAACGAAGTCTTGCCGACGCCGGAGGGACCGACGATCAGGATCTTCGGGCCGCTCTTTTCGGCGAGCCTTTCGTCGGCGCCGATGATCTTCATGGCTCGCCCCCCTTTGCACGCTCGGCCAGGGCCATGACTTCGGCAGCAAGCCCAATCGGAACGACAACAAGCAATTCACGGCGATCAGCACGGACAATCAGTGCGTCAGCGCCGTCGAGCCATTTGTAGAGTTCGCGGAACCCGTTCCCGCGGCA